CTTTAGAAGAAGCTAGAGTTGATGGTGTTGTAGTAGATCCTTCTGATTCAGGAGTGGGAGCACAACGTGGTATCATTGAATTAGTATTTGAAGAAAAAATATTTACTAAAGTTCAAGTAATTGCAGGTATTAGACCTGATGATTATCAATATAGAATTTTAGGAGAACCTTCTGAAGATGGTGGAAGATATGTCTATGAAGTAGAATTATTTGGTGGTGAAGAAACATTAGCAGGTGCTCCTGGTGATGAATTTACTCCTGGTAATGCATTTAGTATTGAATCTGCTTATGTAGAAGATGAACTTTCTACTGAAGGTGCAGGTATCAGCTTTACTTCTCCTTACTTAATGAGAAACTCTGTTTCTACATTAAGATTTGAACATAAGGAGTCTGGTGCAATGATTGATTATAAAACTAAGCCAGTTTATTTTTCAGGTATTGAAACAACTGATGGTAGCGGAAAAGTACACAAGTCTGTAACATGGATGCAAGAAGTATATTGGCAGTTTGAGAGACAAATGTCTCGTATTAAAGCTAGAACACTTATGTTTGGTAAAACAAACAGAGACTCTAATGGACGTTTCTTAAACAAAGGTAAGTCTAACATTGAGATTAAAGCTGGTTCTGGTATTAGAGAACAAATGGAAGTATCTAATACAACTGGATATAACACTTTCTCAATTAGATTATTAGAAGATATGCTTTCTGAGCTATCAGAAGGTAAATTAGATTTTGATCAACGTAAATTTGTTGTAAGAACAGGAGAAAGAGGAGCTGCACAATTCCATAGAGCAGTAACTAAAGAAGCTTCTGGATGGATGACAGTAGGATTTGATAATACAGGTCAAAATGCAATTCAAAAAGCTAGCTCACCATTGCATAAAAATTCATTTAGTGCAGGATTCCAATTCACAGAATGGAAAGCTCCTAATAATGTACATGTAATGCTAGAAGTTGATCCAATGTATGATGATAAGGTTAGAAACAAAGTACTTCACCCTGATGGTGGTGTAATTGAATCTTACCGTTATGACATTCTTTATATTGGAGATATGGAAGAGCCTAATATTCAAAAGATCAAAGTTAAAGGTGAAGATGAATTAAGAGGTTATAAATCTGGTATTAGAAATCCTTTCACTGGTCAAAGAGGTGGAGAAATGCAACATATGGAGGATTCTGCAACTATGACAGCTATGTGTAGTACAGGAAGTATGGTAAAAGATTCTTCTAGAACTGCAACATTAAAGTTTAATTACGCAGCATAATAATAATAATAATTAATATAGGTCTTAAAGGGTGAGCCTAAAATCACCCTTTTTTATTAAAATAAAATGTCAAAATAATGGGAAAAGCAAAGGAAAAAGAAGTAAGCAATTTTAAATTACCAGAAGAAAGTATAAATTTAAAATTTATTAAAAGAAAAAAAGGTATGGCAGCTAACGTGGAAGATAACCATGTTATTTCAGGTGGAATGTTAGAAAAATCTGTTAAAAAATACTGCGCCCCAGCCTTAAGAAGTGGGGTAATTAAAAATATCTTGACTGCTGAAGAAAAATCATTTTTAGAAACTGAAACAGATTTAAATTTATCAGCATATTCTGAATATTGGCATACTAAATATGTAAATTTATATAAACAATCTTCTTCTAATAATTTTGATCTATCTGATCCAAGTGATTATATATCTTATAAAATTCTATTAGCTAATAAAGATGATATTGCTCCTGATTGGAAATCTAGAAATAAAAAACAAACTTTTCAATTTGCAATTGTTAGAGATAATGAAATTGGTCAAGAATCTAAAAAAGCATTAGATTTAGTAAAAGATGCATGGAAAGCTTATGTTAAAATTGAAGATAATAGAGAAATGCTATTAAGTGTAATTTCTTTACTTCAAGATAGACAAGTAGCAGAAGATACTAAATTAGAATGGTTACAAGGACAAGTAGAAGAAAGAGTAGACAAAGAACCTACTAAGTTTTTAACTTTAGTTAATGACCCTACTTTTGAAACGCAATCTTTACTAAAAAGAGCTATTAATAAAAAAGTTGTAGTTGTAAAAAATAAACAACATTATACTGAAGATGGTATTAAATTAGCAGGAAAAGGTGAAGTAGCAAGTTTTAATAAATCTATAAGATTTTTAAGAGACCCTAAAAACCAAGAAATAAAAGATTTATTAATTGCAAAAACTGAATAATGACTAGTACTGAATTTAGTAATGAGTTTGATATATTGTTTAATAGTATTGCAACAAATGCAGCTCCTGATATAGATTTATATGAGAAGTCAGTGTATTTGACAGATGCACAAGAAATTCTTATTAAACAATATTTTAATCCTAAAGGTAACAAGTATCAAGAAGGATTTGAAAATTCATCTAAAAGACGTAATGACTTATCTCAGTTAGTAAAACCTTATAAATCTGTATTTTCTGAAACTATTAATAATAACTTTAAAAATTTTGGAATAACAAAAGATTCTAAATTTTTTAAAATTCCTAAAAATACATTTTTAATAGTTCAAGAAAGAGCAGATATATTATTAGAAGGTAATACAGATTTAGATTTATCTAATTTAATAGATGTAACAGTAGTTCCTACTACTCATGATGAAATAAACATAGAGTTGGGAAATCCTTTTAAAAACCCTAATAAGAAAAGAGTAGCAAGATTAGAATTTAGTTCAGAAGGATTAGATTATAATATAGTAGAGTTAATTAATCCTTTTAGAATATTAAATTATAGATTTAGATATGTTAAATATCCTGATCCTATAATATTAACAAATTTAGATTCTTCTTTTCCTGGTGAGAATTTATCTATAAATAATAGAAATCAGGAAACTTTGTGTAAGCTTAATTATGGCATACAAAGAGAGATTTTGAAATTAGCTGTTAAATTAGCAACTGCTGATTATAAACCAGAATTATATAAAATAAAATCTCAAATAAATCAAACAAGTAAATAAATATTAATTTAAAAATACCTAAAAATGAGTGTATTTGGAACAAATCAAGTAGAAGAGTTAATTGTATTAGGAAGTACTAATGCTGAAGACTCTGTAAGAAAAGCTTCTGTTGTGGCTAACACAGTTGATACAGAAGGAGAAAAATTTAAACTAGTTCAAGAAGAAGGTGATGTATTAACATCTCAATTTTCTGATGTTATTGATCCTTCTAAAGTAGAAAGAGTAATTTTAAAAGAATTTTCACCAGCTGTTGAGAAATCAGTTAAAGTTGGTAATTTTGTTGATAGTACTATTGTAGCTGATGCTACTTATATTCTTGAAACTAGAATTTTAGAAGATGGTGGAGCATTATCTAGTGAAAATTTTGCAATTGTATCAGGATATTACCAAACAGGTGCTTCTGATAATGCACAAACTGTAGCAGAAAATCTTGCAGCTAGTATAAATACTAATCTTACTCGTAGAGGTGGAGATGAACTAGAAGTAATTGCTCAAGAAGATTCTGATAATGCAGGAGAATATGAAGTTATTGTTACTTCTAAACCACAAAGAGTAGTAGCAGGTAAAATTGTAGGTCGCCCTATTAAATTTAGTGTTATTAACAAAATTTTTACTAGTGGAGATCCTGTATCTGAAAATGTAAACAATGTAAATGTTGAAACAGTTGCATTACCTAGTTCTGGTGTAGGAACTGGTAAGTATGCAGTTAATTTAGAATGGTTTACAAAAGGATTTAAATATGAGCCTTACAGACAAACTGGTTATCCTGCAGATTTTGGAGAAAGAATTCCTTTCTTTGCTTCTGCAAGTAACACTTATAATGTGATACATATTAAATATTTTTCAGATAGACAATCTCCTTCTGTAGAAAAGCAAAATAAAGTTTTAACTACTTTAGTAGAAAGAACTGACTTAGCTTCTAATTCAGATACTAATTTAGTATTAGCAGAGTTAAGATTAGCTTTAGGAACAGGAAAAGTTCCAGCAGATCTAGATGTAGCATAGTAAATCCTAATAAATAATAAATGGGGGTGTAATGCCCCCTTTTTAATATAAATTACAATGACATTAAATTCTTTTGAACTTTCTAATGATAAAAAATCTTTAGAAATAAATATAGCAGATGCTTCTAATATAGATTCTTTATTATTGTTTACTGATAAAACATTTAAAGATTATAATGAAGCATTAGATTTTAGCAATTTATTAACTACTGATGATACTCAAACAATTAATATTACTCCTTCTAGTCTAGGAGTCAAAAATTTTGAAGGATTATATTTTATAGAATTAGAAAATAGTCAAGAAAGAATAAACGGATTATTATCAGTGTTAACTAGATTTGAAGAGTGTATTTTAGAAAAAGTAGTAAAAATTAATTTATGTGATGATTGTTTAAAAAAGCAATATTTACCTTTAGTAAATGCACAAACTACTTTAGAAGGAATAAAAATAGCTACAGAATTTGGATTTATTGAAGAAGCAATAGCTTTGATAAATAGTATAAAAAATTACTGTTCAAATAAATGTAAATCTTGTGGCAATTACGATAATGTAATAAATAATAATTATCTAAGTTATAATGATTAATACACAAATTTTAGTAACAAGCATAAATAAACAAATTGAAAAAAGTAAGGTATATGGTAATTTAAATTTGCTTGTAGTTTACTTTTTTAATTTAGTAAGGTATTATATAAACTTTACTGATGGAAAAGAAGAGTTTATAGAAGAAAATAAATGTTTAAAAGAATTATCAAATGCTTTAAAATATAAATATCCTGATGAAATCTGTAATTATAAATTAGAATTAGATTTTAAAGATAATGTTGTAAATAATCCTCCTTCAATTGATTCTAACACATTAGACTTAAATGGAGATTTTATTTATGATATAAAAATAAATGAATTATTAAATAATTATACAGATGCTGAAAATGATGATTATTTTCAAGCTATTATTTATCCTAATAATTTAAATAAAGGAAAATTATATCTCAATAATAAATTAATTGATAAAACTACTACTATAAATTTAGTATCTAATAACCAATTTGAAGAATTTGATTTTAATTTAAAATATGTAGTAAGTAGTGGAGACTTATTTTCAGTTTTAAATGTTTTAGAAATAAATAAACAAGAAATTTTAGATTCTTTTGATGTTAGAGTATGTGATAATTTTTACCCTGAAGGATCTGCATTACAGCAATCTAAGTTTAGTAATAAAGTTACTATAAATTTAACTAATTCTGTATATGTAGAAAATGA